AGAAATGTAACGGTTCTTAATTCTTGTCCTCTTCCTAACCGAGACCTATGGGGAGGTTAAACACAGTCTCTCATACCCACAGTGGAGGGTGCTGTGGGGAATAATCGTATCAGTTCGTCCCCCCGAACTCTTATCTAACTCTCTTAAAAAATGACTGCTACAATTTCACAACAACGACAACTTAATACTTGGGATCAATTCTGCAACTGGGTTACATCAACTGATAATCGTCTTTATGTTGGGTGGTTTGGAACTCTTATGATTCCTTGCCTACTTGCTGCTACTATCTGTTTCATCGTTGCCTTCATTGCTGCACCTCCTGTAGATATTGATGGCATCCGTGAACCTGTTGCAGGTTCTCTAATGTATGGAAACAACATCATCTCTGGTGCTGTTATCCCTTCGTCCAACGCAATTGGACTGCACTTTTACCCCATCTGGGAAGCAAACTCCCTAGATGAATGGCTCTACAACGGTGGACCTTTCCAACTGGTCGTCTTCCATTTCCTGATTGGTATCTATGCTTACATGGGTCGTGAATGGGAACTTTCTTACCGACTCGGTATGCGTCCTTGGATTTGTGTTGCCTACAGCGCACCCGTTGCTGCTGCTTCTGCTGTGTTCCTGGTCTATCCTTTTGGTCAAGGTTCTTTCTCTGACGCTATGCCTCTGGGCATTTCTGGTACTTTTAACTATATGCTTGTATTCCAGGCAGAACATAACATTCTGATGCACCCCTTCCATATGCTTGGAGTTGCTGGTGTCTTCGGTGGTTCTCTGTTCAGTGCTATGCACGGTTCTCTGGTTACTTCCTCGCTGGTTCGTGAAACCACTGAGAACGAGTCCCAGAACTATGGTTACAAGTTCGGTCAAGAAGAAGAGACATACAATATCGTTGCTGCTCACGGTTATTTCGGACGCCTTATTTTCCAATATGCTTCCTTTAATAACTCCCGTTCGCTGCACTTCTTCCTGGCTGCCTGGCCAGTTGTAGGCATCTGGTTCACCGCTCTTGGTGTTAGCACCATGGCATTCAACCTCAACGGTTTCAACTTTAACCAGTCCATTGTTGATAGTCAAAATCGCGTAATTCCTACCTGGGCTGATGTCCTCAACCGTGCTGGTCTGGGCATGGAGGTAATGCATGAACGGAACGCACACAATTTCCCTCTGGATCTTGCTAGCGTAGAAGCAACTCCTGTTGCTCTTACTGCTCCTTCTATTGGTTGAGTTTCCTAAAAACTGAATAATAAATAAAGGGGTTCCAAAAGAACTCCTTTTTTTATGTTCCTTATTCTCGCAAGTTTCATAGCATTCGGTATTTTTATGTTTATAATGTCTATTACACAAGACTACTAAAATGTTAGGAAGTATTCTAATTTTTCTTGGAATATATTGCACTATAAGTTTATCAATATTTGTGTTTTTAGTAACACGTAACAATAAAAAACTACCCCCTTGGAGATGATTACTACAGAAACCCCACACAAACTCGCAGAAATCATCAGAGACACCTGGCCAGGTCTTTACAGGAAACCACAATCCTCCTACAATAACCAAAAGACTTCAAAGAATGAAAAAGTACAACAGTGAAGATTATTTCTCCGTAATTGAAACTAAAACGGGAAGAAAGATTGTTGATTGTGGAGAAGAAGCAGACGCTCTTATGATGGTTGCACTAGATCCACAAAACAGAACCATTACAAGAAATAAGTTTATGATGGGACCTGTTGTTGATATTGAAATTCCAAAGGCACTTCCGACTACAAACATTTCAGCGACAATCGCAAAAGAAAATGGTTGTGCCCCAAGGAAAAAACAACTTCCCGATGCTGGACCACTAAAACTTCCAGAAGATCAACGAGTTCCAGTTAATGCTAAATAACTTTCAGTTTTATAAGAATTATGAAGTTTACAGTTTATTCTAAAGACGGTTGCCCATATTGCACAAAAGTTCAACAGGTGCTAGAGTTGGCCAATCTGCAACATGTAATTTACAAATTAAATACAGATTTTACAAGAGAAGAATTTTATGCAGAATTTGGTCAAGGTTCAACATTTCCACAAGTAATTGATGATGATAAACATATTGGTGGATGCACCGATACTGTCCAATATCTAAAGGAGCAAAACCTAGTTTAATGGATAACAATTTTCACGAAGTTTATAACGATGTAGAGAAGGCAATTGATTATGCTTTCAATGGTCAATTTGTTTTGAAGTTTTATGATTATTTGAAAATTCGTGGATCAAAAAGACATGAAGTTGAAGAATTTATTGAAAGCTCTACTGCAAATGAAATAAGTAATCTTGTAATGGATTTAGATGACTATATTGAAGGTGGGTCTGATGATATTCATAAACAACTTCGTGAAGGTTATGGACATATTCCAAAACCACAAGCAAGAAAAATTAGAAACTATTTGTACAGCATCCTAGAAGATGCCTGGAAATACAGTCATGATAGACGACCAGGAAGAAAGAAAAAGCAAACTAAATAAGTCAGAACCCCAAATTAACAGGGGAGTTGAACTACTATTACGAAACAGGAGGAAGAAATCAGAAAGACCAAAGACTTTTCAATTGAGATTTGGTAAAATGATTTCTCTCTTCCGTAGAGAGTTTCATTTCTTTATAGAATTTCATTTTGATGTTAGGAAAAAATAAACTCTCTGGAGAAAACAAATGGAAACGGCATATGTAATAACATTCTCAGTAATGTTCACGTTGCTCTTTTTTATGACAGGAGGTATAATTGGTTGGTTGACGTATAGGCATTTGTTAGAAAACAGACCTCCATATTTACATCCAGAGTTTTTTGATGAAAATGGGCAAGTGATACCTGACGAAATAGTATCTGTACGATTTGAAAATAGCGATTACGATTATGACTACACCGACGAAGACGAAGAAGACTGAAACACCTATTGAAGAACTTCCTGTAAACCCCTTTGCATTTGAAGTTCTTAATTTGGTTTCAAAACAAAAATCACACGCAAAAAAAGTAGAAGTTCTTCAAAAGTATGAAGATCCTTCTCTTAAGTCAATTTTAATTTGGAATTTTGATGACTCAATTATTTCCATGTTACCTGAAGGTATTGTTCCTTATGCAAGTACTGGGGAGCAGACATCTTATAGTGGAACTTTGAGTGAAAAAATTAATGATGCTGTCTTAAAGATGGAAGAACTTAGATCCAACTCATTGGGATCAATGGATCAGGGACGTTCTTCTATTCGAAAAGAATATCAGATGTTCTACAATTTTGTGAAAGGTGGTAATAATACCTTGAGTTCTCTTCGTAGAGAAACAATGTTTATCAATATTCTAGAGGGTCTTCATCCACTAGAAGCAGAGATTCTTTGTCTTGTGAAAGACAAAAAACTTCATACTAAATACAAAATCACCCACCAAAATGTCAAGGAAGCTTATCCTGATATTCAATGGGGTGGGCGTTCATGACAACTGCAGTAAGTATGGAGAAAAATATGGCAGAGTATGGAAAAGAAGAAAAAAATATTTTGCCAAGCAGTTATGGATGTGAAATTCTTCTTGAAAAAACAACTATTGAAAAAGCAAAAGATTCTTCTTTTCCGAATGATGCATACTTGATTTGGTATAATGTTGATGAAAAAAAACATATCGATTTAGTAAGAGGATCCAGAGTTAGAATTTTTGACATGTATTATGACAAGTACGGTCCTGGATCAGTTCAAAAGATTGACTTTGGATATGGGAGAACTAATCCAAAACTTTGGGGATATCAAAAAACAGAGAAGAAAAAAAGAAAATGAGTGATGGGTTTAAGGGATTTGCTAATCCCGCTGATGATAAAAAATTTCGCCTTTATATTAAAAATAATGAGGTAGATAAACTTATTAAGGAATATAAAAACTTAAAAAAATATCAAAAATCTTCTATTTTTCAAATTGAAAAGTTATCTGGACAAGAAACAAAAATAGATAAACTAATTAACAAATATGGAATAGATTCTGAAGCAATTGAATAATGGGAAAGCACTATTTACTTAACTTGTATGGATGCTCGTTTGTCCTTTTGGACGACGAGCGTTGTCTTATAGATCTTTTAGAAAACGCAGCAATTGCAAGCGGTGCAACAGTAGTTCAAACTATTTCAAAAAAGTTTGAACCTCAAGGAGTTACTGTAATTTGTTTGCTTTCGGAAAGTCATATTAGCATTCACACTTGGCCTGAGGAAGGTAAAGCAGCGGTGGATGTTTATACATGTGGTGAGTGTAATCCTAAAATAGGTTGTGACATAATTATCCATCAACTTTTCGCACAAAATCATACGCTTAGTTATATCGAGCGGTAACTAAATACACTATATTTGGAGAAGTATATGCTCTCTACTCAATATCGTCTTCGCCTTGAAGCAATCTGTGAAAGAATTGTGAAATGTGAAGAAGTAAGTTTGGAAGATATGATATGGGCAGAAAAGCTAGCAAAATCAAATAGATCAGCAGCAACAATTTTACGTCAGGCAAGAAGAAAGGCAGAAAATCCTGACATGCAAGAAGGAGATATGGATGATTTTCTCAACCAATTAGATATTGGTGGGTTGGGAAATGAGAGATTTGGTAAAAGAAGATTTGATAGTGTAGATGACATAGTTGATTTTTTCACTGAGGATAAACCTGAGGATTGGCGCCAAAGAGATTAAACTGTATCGCAAGTTACAAATTTACTTGCATAACTATAGTCATGGGTCTATAATGACCTTACGTTCATCCCTTTGGGACGGAAGTAAGCCGACGCGGAACGGATCGTTCATTCGCTATTCGCAAATAGCGAACGCAAACGCCGACTGAAGGAACGCTCTTTAACCTAAAAACTAAGGAGAAAACCTAATGTCT